AAGTATTTAGACGGCAAGCTGGTGTACCGGGAACAGCTATTAACGGCTTGAAGTTTCCTAACACGACTATAGAAAACATGCAAATGTTTGACAAGTTCCGACAGCTTGCAGACGAACAAACAGGTATTCCTTCTTATAGTCATGGTCAAACAGGCGTACAGAGCATGACACGTACTGCATCAGGTATGTCTATGTTGCTTGGTGCAGCCTCACTAAACATTAAGACTGTTATTAAGAATCTTGATGACTTCCTGTTAAAGCCTATGGGTGAAGCATACTTCCAATGGAACATGCAGTTTTCAGACTATAAGCTTGGTATTGAGGGTGATTTAGAAGTTAAGGCTACAGGTACAAACAGCTTGATGCAGAAGGAAGTACGCTCTCAAAGGCTTACGATGTTCCTTCAGACCGCAGCTAACCCTGCTGTAGCTCCGTTTATTAAAATGAACAAGCTGATTAGTGAACTGGCGTACAGCTTAGACCTAGACCCAGATGAACTGATGAATGACCCTGAAGAAGCTGCAATGATGGCTCAGATTATAGGAATGCAAAATAATGTTGGACAAAGCCCTAGCCCGGAAGCTGGCCCCGATGGTCAAGGACAAGCACCAATGGGAGGCCCTGAAGGAGTACCTCAACAACCTCAAGACCTTGGAGTTACAGGTACTGGTGGCGGCAACATCGGAACTGGATCTGTTCCGCAGTCAGGGGAAGCTGAGTTCTCTGGCTAGACTAGAAACTTTACCTGAACAAGTAGACGAAGCACTTAATAGGAAAGATTATGAGTAAGAGTATGTTAACCCCACCAGAACGTGAAGAGTATGTAGCGGGTGCTCTTGTAAAAGTAGGTAAAAAATTTAAAAAACATTATGATGATTTGACTACAGAAGAAACTTTGGGTCAAAAACAAGTAAAAGCTGCTACTCAAGGACAAAGAGCTACGAGAGAAAAAGAAAGATCATCAGCATTAAAAACCGCTATTATTACAATTCCAGCTACAGCAATTGCGACAGCTTGGATGTCTAAAGATAATAAAGGTAAGCCACCTTCTGAATTTGAAAAAGCTTTTAGCAAAGCACATAATGCAGGAGAAGATACTTTTATTTTTAAGGATGAAGTCTACAGTACAGAAGTTCGTAAAGGTAAAGAAGACGGCGGTGAAGTATACGATCCTGTACAGGGCTATAAAGAAATGTACAAGACTCTTGAGCGTAGTTTAGAAAACGCAGAAACTGAAGAGCAACGTAAAACTATTGAAAAAAACTTTCTTAAAGATACTGGTAATGTTCCCGGAACAACTGTTAGAGATGCCATGATGGAATTAGAAAAGGAAGGGTTTTTTAATCGTGAAGCTAAAGCAGAAGGCTCTTTAATGCTGCCCCCTGAAGGTATGCCAGTAGATACCTATCCTAACATACCAGAAGATGAAATGGATGAAGCACTGGCTTCACAGCTTCCAGATGATGAAATGGAAGACGATTATATTAACTACGTCATGGATGAATCCCTTGACGATGATGAACAAGATTACCTAGCAGGTGTATTACAAAATGATCCAAGACTATCAGATATCTTGGACAAAGTAATTACAGTTGCTAGTGAGTTTTCGGGTGCTGGAGAAGTTGAAGGCCCCGGAACTGGTGTATCAGATTCTATCCCCGCTCGTTTGAGTGATGGAGAGTTTGTATTTACCAGAAAAGCAACCGATCAGATTGGTGCGGATCAGCTTCAAACAATTATGGATGATGCTGAACGTGCTTATGATGGCGGTTATCAAATGAAGGCTATTGGCGGTTATATGCAAGAAGACCCTGAGCAAGAAAAGACTCCCATGAGTAAAACTGATGAAGAGATCAAAAAGCTTATGATGGGTGCAAATAAGATGCCTAGTCTTCAATAATTTTTACGGCTACCTTGGTAAGACAAGCCCCATAAACTCGACGGAGTTAATATGGCTACCTTGCAAGACACAAGCCCCGTGAAGGAGATTGAGAATGTCAGAAGTACAAGAAGAAGTTAGTAATCCATACAATGCTCGTAAGCCTTGGCACGAAGCTGATAAGCCCAGTGGAGGCAGTGCAGATGGATTATTTTTTGAGCCACCTCAGGCTACCCTTGAAGAGGCCCCTGAAGAAGAAGCTCAACCCCGAAAGAGGACTAACTATAAGAAAAGATACGATGATCTAAAAAAACATTATGATCAAAAACTTGGAGAGTTTAAACAAAAGGAACAAGAACTCCTTGCGATGGCTCAACAAGCACAACCTCGTTATGAACCGCCTAAGTCTGAAGAAGAGTTAGAAAGTTTTAAAGAGGAATATCCTGATCTGTATAACACTGTTGAATCTGTAGCACATATGCAGAGTCAACGGCAGGTAGCAGACCTTGAAGCACAACTACAGTCTATGCGGCAACGTGAGTCTGAGGTATTGCGGAGAGAAGCTGAAACCACTTTGCAACAGCGCCATCCAGACTTTGAGGACATCAGAGGGGATGAGCAGTTTCATTCGTGGGCTAAAGAGCAGCCTGAGCAGATTCAAGATTGGATTTATAATAATCCTGATAATGTTGCTTTAGCTTCAAAAGCTATTGATCTTTACAAATTGGAAACTGGTATTACTCAAAAACAACAGCCCAGAAAGAAACCTCAAGGTTCGGCAGCAGATATGGTATCAACTAAAACAACTAACGTAGATGCTGGTCAACCTAAGATCTGGACTGAACGGGAAATCGCTGCTATGTCCCTAGATCAGTTTGATAAATATGAAGATGATATTAAGCAAGCAATGATGGAGGGTCGCGTAGTAGCATAATTAATTTGTGTTATTAGGAGAATATTAACATGGCTTATAATGTAAGTGACCAATTCTTTGAACCGACTACAGATACCAATGCTAACTTTGGTAACTCTGTAGCGGGACAAAACAACTCGTTTTTCCTGCCTAAAGTTTACTCTAAGCAGGTACTAAACTTTTTCCGTAAGGCTTCTGTGATTGAAGGTATTACGAACACTGACTATGCGGGTGAAATCGCAGCATTCGGTGATAGTGTACGAATCATCAAAGAGCCTGAAATTACTGTTTATCAGTATGAGCGTGGTCAAGATGTGGCCGCTACGAAGTTGACCGACCAAGAAGTAACTCTGGTTGTTGACACTGCTAACGCATTTAAGTTTATCGTAGATGACATTGAAACTAATATGTCTCACGTTAACTTCCGTGACGTTGCTACGTCTTCAGCAGCTTACTCTTTGCGTGACGCTTTTGACCAAGGTGTACTAGCTTCTATGTTTGCTGGTGTATCTACTGCTACTCCTGACCATGTACTTGGTACGGACAGTGCTACTGATCTGGCTGAAGGTACCTTTGACGGTACTGGTAACCTAGACCTTGGTTTTGGTACTGACGAGCATGATCCTCTGGATATTATGGCACGTATGGCACGTTTGCTAGACGAGCAGAACATCCCAGAAGAAGGCCGTTGGTTCGTAGCTTCACCACAGTTCTACGAAGTACTGTCTCAGTCTAGCTCTAAGCTGTTGAACGTAGACTTCAACGCTGGTCAAGGCTCCATCCGTAATGGTTTGGTAAGCTCTGGCAAGCTGCGTGGTTTTGATATGTATAAGTCAAACAACATTCCTGCGGTAACTAATGCTGCTGGTCAATGTCTGGCTGGTCACATGTCTTCTACGGCAACGGCTCAAACGATCACCAGCACTGAGGTCATCCGTGACCCAGATAGCTTCGGTGACATTGTTCGTGGTCTACACGTTTACGGTGCTAAGGTACTGCGACCAGAAGCTCTGGTTTCAGCCTTCTACGGTATCGACTAGACCTTTTAAGGTGGGGGCTGCTTCGGTGGCCCCTTTCCTTTTTATTGGAGATTATAATGCCTCAACTTGGATCTGATGCAAAACCTTTGATGATGCGACAAACTATTGCAGGTAAAGGCAGTAGAATCCGCAAAGGAACTAATTACGCACGTTACAAAGATAACTTTGATAAAATTTTTAATAAAGACTCTGACCCTGAATGTGCTACAGAGTTTGAAGGCGCTAGAGCAATTAGTAAAACTTTTTCAATGGAGCAAGACTAATGATGTATGGTAAAGATAAAAAGAAAGGAATGATGTACGGCAGTATGGTACGTGAAGGTAAGATGGGCGGTGGACGCTCTGCATACGGTAGTGGCGGTTATGCTTCTATACAAGACATGGAAAAGATGTGCGG